GCTCTGAGTCGTCTTCTTGCGCAGCTTGTGGGACTTCTGTCTCAGGTTGCGGAGCTTCTTCTACAACCTCTTCTCCAGAAGAAAGATCTACTTCTGTCTCAGGCGAATCAGACACGTCTAATTCGTACTGAGCCTCTTGGGATTCATCTACCATTTAGGGCCTCCTTACAGGCTTAGAATGTCTTCAGGATCGTCAATGACGCCTAAAATCTCATCATCATTAATGATGCGAACTTCACCACCTTCAATACGGAATCGAGACCCCGCATATCGCGCAAAAATTACCCAATCTTTGGGCTTGCACCACGCTCCAGTGGGAAACTTATCCGTGTCCTGATAACAAAGCGGACCCTGTTTTACGACGTAACCGACAACGGTTTGAATTTGGCCGTCTTCAAGAACTTTGTTAGGGACAATAATACCGCCGTCTGTTGTTTCTTTGCCGCGGTATGGGAGTATTAACATTCTCCAACCTGTAGGGTTGGGCATTCGCTCTAGCAAGGATTTATCCATCCCTTCTGGGTCTAGAACTTTAGGTTTTGGTTCGGCATAAAGGCTTTTAACGCCTTCTTTCGCCGCATCTAAATCGATAGCGGTTGACTCTTCAGTCATCTATGTGCTCCTGTTTATCTAGCAGGCTACTGAGTTCCTGTAAAAAATAGTTGAGGGTTTTTAACATTCCCATCAACTCTCGATACTGCTCCATGTCTTTGACTTGATCGTGCTCTAACACTTCCAAAATCATTTCGCGGCGCTCTTTGGCAAGCCGTTGCATGTATTGAGCCATTTGAAGGCCGTCCAAAGCATAACTCCTTTATAACATATGTATGCGTTTTATAGCAGGAGATATGCAATTAGGCAATTAGAAAATGCCTTTGAACCTTTGTTTCTTAATGACTATAGGGCTAAAGCCTTTGACCATTCCGCCGTTAGCTAATTTTCCCGCATCCTTCATGCTTAATGCGATAGCCACGGCCTGATCTTGACCGTAGCCCTCATCTTTTAAGGTGCTGATTTTTTTACCAACCTTATCCTTCTTAGCCATAATTAAGCGCTCGTAAACCGACCACCACGCATAGCCGCGCCCATGCCACGCTTCTTGCCGGTAGTCACCTTGCCTTCGCCAATGCTAGGAGTCTTTTCCTCTTTCATTTGGCAATAAGGGATTTTGCCCTGACCTTTAATATCCGCATCACGGCTTGGCTTTGGGGGCTGCTTGATAGGGCCGCCCATAATCTTTACTGAACTCATCCTCGTCTCCTGTCGGCTTGTTGCTTCAATAGTTCACGTTCTAACGCGGCCTGTATTCTAGCCTGAGTTTGTCGCTCTTGGCTTGCCAAACGTTGCTGGAATTCAAGCTGCTTGTTTTCCATACGCTGCTGGTCCATTGCCAGTTCCTGCTGATCCATTTGAAGCTCGGCTTGCTGTTTTTGAGCATCCAACTGAAGCTCCTGCTGCTTGAGCTCGACCAAAGGATCGGGCGGTGGTGGGCCCCCTGCGCCAGATAACTGTGCCGCCATCTGCTTCAGGTTCTGCATTTCTTGAGCAACTAATCGCGCTACAAGCGCATCCAGTTCCAATTCCAACTCCGGCGTCAACGGCTGACCACCGGTCTGCTGCATAAGCTGTACCGCAGCCTGCTCTTGCGACTTAATCTTGACATGCTCCAACACGTGCTTTTGCAACATCGTAGCAACCAAGGGGTTCTGCGCCACCATGCCCGACGACGCAAAACTCAAGTGCGCCATCATGTGAGCATCATGATCCTGACCCTCAAACGCCTTAAGCTGTGTATCACTCAACGCATCAATGTTTTCCTGCGCAGGATCCTTCGGTATCGGATCTTCCGACGATTGCGGTATCAATAATTTGTCAATATCCCGAACACCCAGCGCTTCATACACACGACGGTACGCTTCATACATGTCATGCATCTGCGGGGCTTGCATTGCACTCTGCAACTGAGACTGCGCCAAGGCAATACGCTGTGCCTGCGAAAATACATTCGGGTTGGATACAGGAACCACATCGACACGGTCGTCAAAATCTGACGCCATAACGCTCTGGTCACCGCCTTCAACCGTGTATGGATACTCTTGGGGCAAATACTCCGACATAAGCCGCGAAAGAATCTTAAACTCCTTTCGCATGGCATAGTGCAAGCGCTTATGCACAGCACTCATGACCCGCGAGCCTTGCTCCAACATCGCTACCGTTGTACCTACAGCCGCTTGCTGGTTACCATCGCCCACTTTCAAATCTGTAATCGTCGCGAACCGCTGACCCGCATCAACCACAAAACCTAAAAGTTGGAACAACGTCTGATCCGGACCCTTAAACGGCAAAGGCATCAAACTATCCCGAATAGCACCGCCGGGCGCATCCACGTCCCTGAATTCACCGGGCTGTAACGGCTCGTCATCGTCCCTGATTCGCAGCCCACGGGCCTTAAATCCAGCCGGTAGGTTAGAGAAGGTGCCTGCGTCAACAAGCTGTCTGAGCGCCGCTGTAGCTGTACGAGACAGGCCGCCAATAGTGTGTATCAACCCAAGGCCATAGAAGCCAAAACCGGGCAAGAACTTGTAGTGAACGAAGTATTGAATCTTGCGCTTAAGCTCATCCTCTTCGTCATAGTTCCGACGAACCGACAAAACCTGACCGTTGTCCTCACTGATCGTGACTACATACGGTATCTTGATGCCTGTCGGCTCGCCATCTTCCCCCATCTCTTCAAAACCGGGAATATCCAAATCAACATGGCACTCCAACAACGTGCAGTCGTAATCCACCATGCTGGGCTGTACGCCCTCAATCTTTTCAATCGCCTGCGAAATACTGTCCATATCTTCGCCTTGCGACGGCAAAACCTGAATATCACGGTAAAAACCCGCGATCTGACGCTTACGAACGTCGTTCAAAGGCATTTTTACGACTTGGGTTACGTTAGGACACGTATCCAAATCAGACGCCGAATAAGGCACCACAAGGTCTTCTGCAGGGACAAACTTGCTGACAGCGCGGTCCACGGTCTCGTCAAAGTACACTTTCTTGAACGTAGAGCCCGCCAACGGCAAATAAAACAGCATTTGATCAAATTCTGGCGTGTAATCCTCCATCACATTAGTGATGTAGTAGTTCATAAACTCCTTGACACGGCCAGCTTGCGCTTCCTTGTCACGAGTCACCTCACCCATAACCGCCGTCCGAACAGGACCACTCGGGGGTAATAACTCATTAAATGCCTGCGCTTGGAATTGAGTCGCAGCCTCGGCTAACAAAGGATGGGTCACGCCCGTCGCGCCACGGAACGGCATCGTCCGATCTTCGTAGCTGTAGCCCAGTAGTTCTAATCCTTTGGAATAAGTATCTTCCCATTCAGAACGAGATGATCTATTTGCCTCGTATTCGCTCAAAAGCTCATTGGCAATCGCCGAAAGATCGCGCTCGTCAATCTCATCCGCCAAATTCCGGAAAAATTCGTTCTCATCAACGATGATGACTTCCGTTGGGTCAAAATCAACAATAGCGCTGCCGTCTTCCTCACGCTCAATCTCAATGCCTTCAGAAGATTCCATCATCTTCGGCTCAAACGTGCCGGGAGACGCAATTTCAATATCTAATTCTAATTCTTCAGGATTTATCTCTGGGCTGGCTGTGCTGTCCATTAAGGACGAAAGCGAAGCCTTGTCATCACCGTTAGCCATTAACGTCTCCTAGAGTATCGGGTATGCGGCATGTAGGATCCCACACCACGCTTTACATCATCATAACCCCGAAACATGTTCTTGGCTATGGGAGCAAGGCTTTGTACACCACCGCCTTGGGCTTTTTGTTGTGGTCTAAGAGGATTTCTAAAATCTTCCGTTAAAGGAAAAACCGCTTGTTGTTGAGGAAGACCCCGCATATAAGGAACGTATTCCTTCATTACGGCGGGAGACATATTCATTAAACCTTTTGGCAACTCGTCTCTAGTCAGTCCGTGTTTAATCGCAAATTGTTCTGGCGAAAAACCTTGATAGCTAACTTGAACGTTACTAGCTTCTATTTCTCCGGGAATAGCTCGATATTGTCTACGAAACTCCCTTTCCGCTTTTTCAAACTCGTCCGCTTTTTTAAGCAGCGGTTGAAACTCATCCAGCATAGCGGAATTAGTCAAAAGAAACTTTTCTACGCGATCGAGATCTTTCCCTAAAAACAAATTTACGTTTCTAACCGCATCTCTTATTGCTGGGTCTGTTCCTCTAGGAACACCGCCTTCTTTACTGTAGACCTTACGCAAATCCTCCAAAAACCCTGTAGGGCCTTTAGCGTAGTCCAACATGTTGTCGTAAAGTTCAACTAACTGCGTAGAAACAAATTGAGGCGATAAAGTCGCTTCGTCGCCAAAAGAAAAAGGTGCAAAAGCGTCTGTTATCTCTTCCTGAGCCGCTTTTGTCCTATCCATCAATTCTATTTTGGCTTGAACAAACTCAGGAGACTTAAACATTTCCTTATTGCCGCCACCCAAAAAGCCCTCAGCTTCTTGAACAACGTGTTGAATTTCATGCAAAAGCGTAGACGTTAGCTCTTCTTTGTTTTCTGCATCACCTAAACCAATTGTTTTACGTGCAGAACTATAAAAGCCACTGTCTGGTTCAGGAGCCCATTCAACGTTTATTTTTTTAAGTTCGGGGTATTTTTCAAAAAGTTCAGGAAAATCAACAACTTCTGACAAGAGAAGCTTTTTATCACGCGGTACACTAGCCTCAATACCCGATTCTCGATAACCCACATCCTTTACCGTCACGGGGTCTTTTAAAGATACACCCTGCGTATCTATCTCAAACCGAAACTTTTTGTCTAGAGGGTCATAATACCCTTTATTTTTTTCGCCTTTTTGCGCATTCCATAAATCTTGACCGTCTTCCAACCCTTCACCACGCAAAGAATCCACACGATCTTTAATAACCTTAGCGCCTTTTGCACTAATCCCGGCAAAAATGGCCTTTAGAGGCGCGGTCCCCGGCACAATATCCGTGGCATCCAAACCCGCCATAGCGTACTCA